GACTAAGCCTGCTTTGATCAATGACAATGCGCGGTCGATCTCAGCCGTTACGCCTTTGGCAATCTTCGCTACAATTTCAATTCCGGCCTTGCTGACTTTGGCTTGCGTGACGTGACCGATCGGCTGGCACGAGTCGTGTTGCCACAGCAATGGCATCGGCAGCTTGAATTGCGCACCCTCGGGCTCGACCACATCCTCAAGCCGATCCGGCGTCGGCGTTGTCGCCATGCCGGTGAGAATGCGCGCGTCCTCATCCACCGCTTTCACGGTGAGAAGCGAATAGGCTCGGTTCAACATGATCGTAGCCTCTGCTATAGTCCGAATGTCCCGCTCGGCCGTCGCCCCTGCATCCGGAGCATGCGGCGGTGATCCGCTAAGTGACCATCGAAGGCCTGGTTAGTGGTCAGCTCGATGCGCCCGTCGAAAGACGCCACGAACGAGTGCGGAAAAGGCGCGGGACACTGATTTAATCCTTTCGAGCGTCGTCGTCGCGCAAGATGCAGTCGATCAAGGATTGCTGCGCGGCGATCAGCCGCAAACGTATTTGCAAATTATAATCAGGCTAGATTTCCCTCGAGTGTCCATACTTTATTGGCGTTGCAAACGATCCGCCCGCAAGCATATTGTCCATTGAGACTTTTCAATCCACCGTGACTCGTTAGCACGACGCCGTCCGCAGTGGTGAATGTCACTTTACCGGTGCCAATCTGCTGCACATCGATGACATTGCCAGCCACCGTGTGATATGCCACTGGATTAGCTAATAGAATTGTTTGCGCCGTAGGACTATCGAACAAAATCCGGCTACCGAGATCCCAATTTTGCAGTGTGTATGTTGCTCCGGTCTGCGTGGTGACCGGTTGCGGATTGACCTCTAAGAACCTGAAATCGTGCCGGTTGCCACCTGAAAGATAATTCGGATTGGCGAATCTGCTGCTATTGATGACGATCTCGCCGCCTAAATCGATCGCGCTGCCAACCGCAGTGCAACCATCGATCACGGCAGAACCGTTCGTCCCCAGGAACACCAAAGCAGGCGTCATGATCCCGGCCTTATGCGCACAACCCGAGATGTGTAGCGTTATTGGATTAGGTGGCGCCCAAATAAAATTGTAACTTTCGGAACGACAGCCAGCGATCGAATATGCTTCATCCGAAGAATTGTTAATGACAATATCGAACGCTGTCTCTCCACCGCCGGGAATTTCCGCCTGATAGTTCTGAAAACTGATGCCGTGGATCCACGGACATGATCCGGCAGCGACCAGGATGCCTACCTTGCAGCATCTGATATCGCCGCCGAATATTGTGTTATCAAGGGAATTGAAGTTGCCAAAATAAAGCCCGGCGATATCGCTGGCATTGAAGTCGCAAAAAAAGAACGAGTTTTCCGAGCCCATCTGCTGGCCAAAGCCGACCGTCACGCAATAGTCGTTGCGAAAATTGCCGCTCGCAAAAAAGCACGAAGTGAAATTGTTGGATTGCAGATTGCAACTCAACGCCGTGCCCAAATTGAGATCAAAGGCAATTCCGCCAAGCCTCGACTCGAACCCAATATCCTCGATCTGGCAAAATTGAAACCCGTTGGTCGATAGGGTGGCGCAATAGTCAGTTTCGCAACGAACACCGGTGCTACCGCGCGAGTCGCCGAAAATCTTGCCGCCATGCACGTCTCGCAGTCGCAGTGCGGGCGGACACCAGGTCGCGTTCGGCGATGCCGTGAAAGCAGCATTATATGTGCTGTTTTCCAGTTCAAAGCTGGTAGCAGTAACATTGGAAATTTCGTAAGACCCGTTGGCATTCACGGTACCTTTGACGCCGCGAACGTAGACCATGTCGCCGTTTTTGAGCGGCGCCGTCGTGCTGGTATGAATAACAACCCGATTGCCAAAGCCTGCGGCAGTGCCGATGATCGCCCGCGCCGTGATCGCTGCCTTGACGATGTAAATACCGTGCGGGAAATAAACCGGAACGTTGCGACTATGGCCGTCAATACCATGCGGTGCAGTATACGATCCGAAGGCGGCATCGAAACAAGCCTGTATCGCCGCAGTATCATCAGTCGTGCCATCGCCCTTGGCACCATAATCTTTCACATTCATCCAGTTGCTAGTGCTGCTGCTGCCGCCGCCACCCGCCGGCCCCGGCGGACCCATCGGACCTACTTCACCCTGCGGGCCTTGCGGCCCAGCTGGGCCAGCGGGACCGGGCGCACCACCGGGCGGTATGACCGACCACGCCGCGTTTTTTCTGCCATAGAGCTGCCCATCCTGCGGTGCCTCTGGAATGCCTTGCGGTTGGCCCTTCGGTGTTGCCATTGTATTTTTCCGGGCTGAATTCAGGCAAAAGCCAATTTGAATTCCGGCTTGCGCTGCGGCATCGGATTGAGCGCGAGCAGCGCCGCACTGTTGAAAAGCGCCATCAGCGGATCGATCTTGCCATAGCCGGAATCGTCCCGTGCGATCCGCATTCCGGTCGGCGTCGGCACGACGCGGGCATTGCCGGCGCACCAGGTCATGAGCGCCTGGCCGCCGTGCTTGAATGAGCCATCGACCAATTTGCGCTCGACCGTCTTGATCGCACCCATCAATGCGATGCCCTGGCGGACGCCGGCCAGCAGGCCACCCTCTTGCGTCACGCCGATCCGGGAAAGGGCGTCGACGATGCCGCCAATACCGATGGCGTCGACACCGACGCCCGCCAGTTTCTTTGCGTCCTTCACTTTCTGCACGATGTCGGTGACGAACGAAATGTCATCGGGCAGCTCCTCGACCAGGGTGAGATCGCCCTCGGCCTGAAATTTGTCATAGAATGCGGTGTTGGCCTTGCGCCGCTCGAGGCCTTCCGGGGAGATCAGCGCGTGCGTCCAGGCGATCCAGTTCTTGCTTTCCCGCTCACGCCCGACCAGCGCGATGCCAAGCAGGTCATCGAGGCCGCCACCATCGATGCCCACAACCACTGCCTCCGAGCGCTCGAGCACGCTGTCGAGCGTCAACCCTTCCTCGCGACCGCGGTCCCAGTAGTTGGCACCGGCCCAGCCATCGGCGCGCAGCGACATGCCGATCTGCACGTTAAAATGCTGGGATGCGATAAGCGCCACCGCCGCTGGGCCGTCTGCATCTGCACGCACGAGTTCGCGCGCGAGGAAGTCCTCATTGGTCGAGCGCCCGAGATTCGGGTTGACCAGCGGCCAGAACCGCCGCTCCCGCCAGCCGCCGTCCCGGGCCAAGCGATCCGGGAGCTCATAAAGCACCGGCAGGAGCGGCATCCGTATCTTGCCATCGCGCACTGAGCGGGCCATAGCAAGCTCGGAAGCAAACACGCCGCTCGGCGTCTGTTTGCTCTGCGTCGTCGTCTGAAACAGGAATCCATCCGGCCTTTTCGTCAGCGCGCCGCGCAGCTCGACGAAGATCTCGGCAGCATTTGATCGCTTCGCAAACTGGTGCGTCTCATCGATCATGGTGCCGGTGCATTTCGATCCTGTGATCGTATCCGTATCCGCAGCTTTGATCTGTAGCGTCGCACCTGTCTGCCGATGCGTAATTTTGCGAATGTGATCTTGAACGTGAAACCAGGCATTCAATGTCGGATCAAGCCGGATCGTCCCTTTTGCCTGCTTGTACGCGATCGTTGCAATCTCGATCGTCGGCGCAATGAACATGTATTCCGCTTCGGGGCGGCGGTTCACGAGTAATGCCGTCAGCATCACCGCCCCGCCGTTGCTCGACTTACTGTTGCCCTTCGGTATTAACTGAAATACTTCGGAGATATATCTTTTATTGCTAATAACGTCGTATGATCCAAATAATGCTTCCACAATAGGGAAATACCACGGACCACAAGCCTCTCCCATCGTCGGCGTGCCAATAACATCGGGAAGACGCAGCCGCTTGAAACACCGCAATGCCTTCGCCGCCTCTCCCTCGAATAACGGCAGCTCCGGTACCAGCGAGCGCCCATCGAGAATGCGATCCTCCCAATCCGGGCAGCTCGTATCCCATGTCTCCTGCCGCAACGAAGACGGTAACGTTACCGGACTAATCGGCGGCGGCGGACTATCCTCAACCGGCAGAAATTCCAGCATCAGTTCGTCCGGATCTCAGGACCAAAATCCTCCGCCCAGCCGGGATCCGATCCAGCTGCTTTGGCCGCACGCTGCAATTGTTCTTTCTTGCCGACATAGGATTCCGCTGATGTCGCCTCGCTCCATCGTGCCCGACATTTCAACCAGAAAATCGCTGCTGCAACTGACCCATTAGCATTACCTGTCGCCTTCTCGAATAGGCTCTGAGCTACCTTCGAATTGGCCTTGACCGCACCCGTCTCTAGCTCATCCCGATACCATCTCGTTAGGCCCTCGACTGAGAGGCCAATCACTTGGGCGATCTCTTTTTGCCCGATACCGTGACCCGCCATTGTCTCAACCGCCCGACGATCTTTTCCGGTCGGCTCGTATAGGTTTTTGCTCATGCTAACCCATTCCTTTTGCTAGAGAAAATGGCTCCGTGACTGGCG